AACGTCGCGCCGAAGTTCGTCCCTCCGCCCGTGACGATCAGCGACGCGCCGCTGGTCGAGGGGCTGACGGACAACGTCGGGCCGGCCACAGAATGGCCCGGCAACGACAATCTAGCGATGTTGGCCTGACCGTTCGAGTCGGTTTCGATGATGTGCGCGTTCTCGGCGGCGGTGTTCGTGCCGACGGACACCCAATCCGTGATCCACTGCCCGCAGATATTGAGCATGTAGTTCACGGATTGGGATTCGATGCCATCGCCGGGCACGAACCCCTGGGCGGCCCCGACCGGGGCGACCTTGACCGGATGACCGTTGGCGGGGCCGGACGTGAAGTTCGCGTCCGTGCCGAACGTAAAGACGAGTAGCGCTGAGGGTTTCGTCGGCATCGGGTCGTCTCCGTGACTATATCAGGATCACGCGGCTCCAGAGAGATGCGCCTGGAACGGCCACGTTGACGCTGCCCCAGACCCCCGCGCCGGCCACCGCGACCGCCGAGCTGCCCCAAACCGCGCCCCCCGGAACGATGGAGATCACCACCCCGAGGACCCCCGCGATGATGGCCATGCGCAAAAATGGGACCAGCACATCCATGTCGGCCGCTGACGCACCCGGAACCGAGATCTTGAACGAGTATGGCGGGGAGTTCGTGAGCACAACCGGGTCCGGGACGGCGTCGCCTATGAATGTGCGGCAAATCTCCAAGATGTTCTCGCCAGTGCCGGTGGACTGGAGGACGAGCTTGCCTTTGATCTTGAGCAACTTTCTATACGTATCGTCGCTGAACGCGTTGCGCGGAAGATCCAGGATCCGACCTATTACGTTGAGCTGCTCGCCGATCGCGGTGTCGAGATCGAACCCAGCTTTCACATCACCCACCACGTCCCATAGATCACCGTGGTGCTCCGCGAACGCACACATGAGATCGTAAAAGTTACCGTTTTCTTTGAACAGCGACAGGATTCGATCATGTGCAGTCTGGCATGCCAGGTCTGCGCCAACCCCTCCTTGCAATCCCCAGAAAGACGACGACGCCCATTCGTTGATCGATCCCCATTGCATGGATCAGACCTCGATCACGTCGAACCGGCTGCTATCGAAATCTGCACGCTCGCGGATCCCGATCGAATAGGTAGTCGTTTGCCACGCGATACCGTCGTCGGAGACTTCGACGACCAGCTCGTCAACCCCTGTGATGTCGAGCGCCATGATCTCACCGGCGATCTTCCACGGGCGCACATCCTGGCCGAAATCCTCATGCCGATCTCGCAACGCGGTCAATGTACCCTCTTCGATCACCATCGCAAGGTTCGGCGTGATCGGTTCCTCGCTCGTGCTCGTCGTCGCCGTTACGCGCACGTACATGTTCACTTCAACGAACTCGTCAAATGCGATCGGTTGAACATTACCCTCGCTATCGACAACCGTCGTGACGTGGTCCGTTCCGTAAGCTTGTCCTCCCGCACCTTGCACTTGCCAGATCACCTCGGCGATCGCAGCGATGAGGTCGGCGTCCGGGGGTGACGGCGTCGTCTCCACCACGACGTTGAACGCTTTGAACGGAATCCCGTCAGCATCCACGGGGCTCGTCGCAGGATTATGGTAAACCCTCACGCGATCGACCCCGTCAACATCGGAAACGTTCGCCTTGATCGCGGCAAGCGGCCCCTGAGCAGGCGCAGACAGTTCGACGATCCGGCGCTGCTTCAACAGCTTGTCGCTTTCCGCGAACGCACCCAGGTCGGCATCTTCCGAGGTTTCGAACGTAGACCATCCCGCGATAGGCGTGACGATCTCCCAACCGGATGGGGCAGTCGCCACGGCGGTAACGGGTCCCGCGTCGACGGCCTGAACGACCCCCGCCACCTCGCCACTCACGACGGAGCCGATCGTGTACGGGCCGCCGATCACCTCCCACACAGTCTGCGTTTGGATCAACCTTACTTGGGATCCATCAACGATGATCGTTGCATTTGTGCCACGAAAAATGCACGGCGCCGTCGAGAATGATTGCGCCTTGCGAAGCGTCTGGGTAATCTTGGCGATCCGGTCGAGCGCGACTCCCGTTGCGCCGTTCGGGTCGAACGATGTCCACGCGTCGAGGATGACCTGCTGGTCGTACGCGTGAAGCTCGGACAGGATGTCCACGATCTGCCCCATCACGCTACTGGTACTAGTCTCGACGTTGTCGCCGAAAGCGGCGCGCAATCTGGATACGATCAGCTCGCGCACCTCCTCTTGGGATTGCGTTGCGAGCCCTGTTGAGAGGAGTGCGAACGGCATGCTATTCGGGCTCCGAGGACAAAGGTTCGATCGCAAAGACGACGTCGCCTTCGATCGTCTCTATCGATCCCGTGAACGTTACTTTGCGAGTTTCCCTATCGTAATCAGGCACGAGCGAGGTTGACAGGATCCCCGGGATCTGCCGACCGTACAGGTCGAGGATCAGGCGCACCGCGTCTGGCGGCAAGTTCGATCCAAGTATTGTCTGAATCCACGGCACGCCGGCGGTGCGATCATACACGCTCTCGCCATAGAACGTCATGTAATGCATGCGCGCACGCTGAGCATGCGCCTGGACGCCGGAGGACATCGACAACTTTCCGTTGGTCATGTCGATGTCTCGATCCGCGGTGATGAGGATGTCCGCCATGGAAGTTTCCCCGGGTTACTCTACCTGATTCTTCGCGCTGAGCACGTTGACCTTCAACGCGTTCCACGACGCGATCATCGTTGCCTTGAGATTCGCGCCGCCGTCCATCGCCACGGGCACGCCCGCGGCCAGGAAAGCGTCGATCGCGGCAACGAGTGTCGTACCTAGGGCCGCGAAATCGACCGCGTTCCGCCCTAGCTTGATCAGCGGAGCTTCGATTACGCGCGCGGTGAGGTCGACGGGCGGTGTGATCGGTGCCGTGTCGGGATGCAAGCCCGGGTAGAAGACGCTGTCCGCCAACGAGTGCAGTGTCAACGATACGGGGTCGACCTCGGTGCCCAGCCTTAGCCATGTCTCCAACGATCGGTCGCACGAAATCAACTGACCGGTATCCCCGGCCTGAATAGGAATCGTGTCGTAAGCGGTACCGGACATTCCGCGCGGAAAATATACAGGCACGCTTTTGAGAATGATGGTCGCGGCCGGGCGCTCCCCAAGGGGAGACCTAGGGTCTACGAAGATCGGTTTATGGTCGAGGCGCACGTCAGCTTTCTGCGTCGACGCGTTGAACGTTACGATCGTGCCGGGCGCCGCCGTGCGCAACCGCAACTGAAGATTGCGGGCGGCGACGCGGAGCAATGACTCTAGCCTAGGATCTGCGCGCAGATCGAATGGTCCATCGAGTTGATCCCGCTCCGTGGCCATTAGATGAGGGCCTTTCTGCCCTTGATGACCATCCGAGCGTCCGCATCGGTGTCCCCGACGAACTGAACCTCTTGGATTCGATACGCGATCTCGGCGACTAGCTTGCCTAGATCGTCCTGCACGATGAACTGCGCGCCAGGGACCGCGGACGGGATGGAGTAAGCGTTGACGTCGATAGATCCGTCACGCGATGTCGTCCAATCGATCAGACCCGTGTGCGGGTTCAGCAGAATCGCGGGACCGGGCAACGGGGCCCCGGCGGGTACGATCACCAAACGCCCGTTCTGGATCGTCCACCGAAGTTTCAGCATCCCGAGGACCTCGCTAAGAACCTCGCGTGCCGGGGCTATAGCAGAGTAACCATTTGTCCAACGATTGATCTGAGCCGTCGGCAATGTCTGCGCAAGCTGGATCTTCGCATCCTCGCCCATCGCAATCCCCATCGCCGCTGTAGCGATGTTGATGATCGTAGAGACCTCGACATCGCCCAATGATTTATCGAACACCCCGTCGCGAATCGCCTCCATCCCGTCGCCTAGTCGCAAAACCGTCCAAACCGTCGCGTCGTCTGTTTGGTCGTCCGGCACGAGATCATACACGTCCGCGAACATGAGGAGTTGCACGACGCCATCCCACCCTTGCATGAGCGTACCCTTGAACGGCGCCGAGAGCTTGCGCTCCTGCTCTAGTTTCTTGCGCGTCTCGACCGCGAGATTGGCGATCCAAACCGTACCCTGGTCTGGGTCGGGCTCGATCGTTCTCGTGATATCCCATTTGATTCGCAAACCGTCACCAACGACGTTCTCGACGAGCAGAGTACCCGCCTGAAACGTCGCGGCAACGTTGAAAAACTGGCGGAACTCGGCCACGGTCAGGTTACCTCCGCGGCAGGTCGATAGTATAGCGCGCAGCGTCCGTCGAACCCATCTTCGCCCGGTTCCGAGTCCGCGCGGGAGGTGTCGTAAATGAACAGTTGCCCTTGCGGCATGCCAACCATGTATTTATATGGTTCGAGCAAGTCCACGCCGAGCGCGAGCTTGATTCCGTAAACGAGCGCCGTGCCGGCCGCGTCCGCGACATCCATGACCCAGAAGTCGCCAGGTTTCGCGTAGTAGAACGCGAGCCGATACTGCACACCGTCTAGCTCCGTCGTCTGAAACGTGCTCTTATCATTCGGGCGTGGCCGAACAGGAACGAACATGAGGGTCACGTCAGCCGAATCCTCCGCCCGCTAGGGCTGGCGGAGCGGCTACAGCCGTCGCCGGCTGGCCTCCCGCGTTCGCGTTCGACGTCTTGCCGCCCAAGATCTCGTCGAGGTCGATGATCGCGTCAACAAACTTTGGCGACACGATCCGCGCTTCCATGAAATCAATCGTGATCTCCGTGCCTTCGCCGACGTCCGTACCGTTCGCGCGTTGCAACCTCGTGCAGATTGCGCGAGGAAGTGCCCCTTCCGGCGTAACGACCATGATGATCTGGCGACTGTCGACTAGCATCTGAAGCATTTGGAGCTGCATCAGATCGCGGCGCGGCGCCGGGAATCCGGGGAGCGTCGCGCCGAACGATTGCGCCTTGCCCACGCCGGGGTCGATGCGGTCCCCCGCCGCGCCGATCGCCGCGTTGATCGCACTGGCTACCCTTAGCAGAGGCGCGCCGGAGATCAGACCTTGGATCGTCAACGTGACCAGCTCCTTCTTGACATGCGCCGTGGTGTCGAGTCCTCGTTGCATAGAGTTCGTCGTGACGCGATAACTATCGACACGCGTGCTCGACGTCATGACGTCGAGCGATTGCCGGTTCGGAGAGACTGACGGGACGATGTCGATCAACGGTTCCACGGGAAGCAAGGTGTTCTGGTCCAGGCGATAGATCGTCGCCGTCGTCGGGCCTCGCATCGCTTCCAAAATCTCGCCCACGCCTACGGTGGGCGACGCGAACTTAGGGCCCATTTTCGGCATCGAGTTACCGCACGATCCCCGGCGCGATGGCTTGGCCGGCTTGGATGTTCTGGGTCGCTAGCTCCCGTTTGACGAGTTCGACGGTTTGACGCGCTGCTTGAAACGGATCGTGAACGTTAGGGAACGTCGGGTTGAGTTCGATCTTGACTTCGTTGCGCGTGATCTGCACAACGACCGTTGGGGCGCGCGAGGCTACGTCAGGTAGATCTCGACCGATCTCCCCCGTAGCGGCGTCCACCAGCTCCTCCAACGTAAGCTCTTTCTTGGATTCCTTGGTTTTGCCGCCGCCTTTTCCTCTTCGCGCCGCCGCTTGCGCTCGCCTGCGCCTCGCTTCTGTCGCCTTGGCCTCAGCCGCCGATTTAGCGAGCGACTCCCGCGCCGCCTTGTTACCCGCGGTGACCGCGTTCATGACGTCACGTTGGCGCGCGCGCGGTAGCATGACCTGCGCCGCCTCGCGATCTTCGGTTCGCACGTTCTGGTTGTTGGCGATCTCCTCCAACTGAGCCGTTGTCATGGTCTGGCGTGGCTCTTTCGTTAGGAAACCTGTGACGACCTGCCCCTTATTGACCACCTTGACGCCGGCCCCTACCCCTCGTTGGGTCTGCCGCTCGCCGACGAGCGCAGCGTCATCGACGATTCCTACACTCGCCGCGAACGCTCGAAGTTGCTCGCCCAACCCGAGGAACTCCGCGACTTTTTTGATCAAGTCGCCCAACACGGCGGCCGTGTTCTCCATGAGTGACGCGACGGCGCGGAACGGCGCGGACATGGCGGCCCACGCATCGCTCAAGATCCCGGTGTCCTCATCAAGTTGGCGCAACTGCATCGATAGGATCTTGGTTTCCGACACGACCTCGCCGAGAAACTGCACGACGTCGACCGCTCCCGCGACGATCTCCCCGAAGATCCGAGGCAGATCCTGTTTGATCAACTCGTCATTCTCGCCGATCCAACGATCCATCTCCGTCGACGCCTCTAGCAACGCGGGCACGAATGCGAACGCGATTTCCTTCTTGGCTGAATCGACGCGGTCTCCCAGTTCCGTGAGCGAATCTTGGTAAGCTTCCGCCTGCGCCAACTGCTCGTCCGAGAAAACCGTGTCGAGCTGACCGGTCATGGCCTGTAGACCCTGCGACCCCTCCGCGAGCATGTTCAGCATGTGCGGGCCTGCCTTGGCGCCGAAAATCTCCGCAAGGATGGTCGACTTCTCGGCCTCGTCGCCAACGCCCTGAAGCGCGTCGGCGACTATCCCGAGCTGTTGGGTAGGTCCCTGGCCTTTGAGATCGTCGAAGGTGATGCCGAGCTTCGCTAGCGCGTCCGTAACAGGACTAGCACCCTTGGTGGCGAAATCGTCGAGTCCCTTGCGGAGTGTCAGGAACGCCTTGCCGAGCTGCCGTGTGTCGATGTCTGAAAGCTTCGCCGCATGAGCCAGGCGCTGGAACTCTTCCGACGCGATGCCCGTCGCCCGCGCAGTCTTGGCGATCTCGTCAGCGTGTTGCGAAACGTTGTTCGTGAACGCGATCACGCCCGCGGCGGCGCCGATCGCCGCGACACCTACGGCCGCTATCGCAGCGCCTATTATTTTAACACCCCTAGACGCGATTCCGCCCGATTTGCCCGCCATTTGCATCTCGTTCGTGAACTGTTTCACCGTCGAGACGTCGGCGCGGACTCCCAACTCCGCGAGCAGATCTGCGACAACGATGGACACGCTAAGGTTCCTTCACCGGATTATTCAGATGGTACGCATGCGCCCACGAATCCGCGACCTCGCGCAACTCTATGAGATCGTACATCTCTGCAAGAGACATGTCACGATCGAGCCTGAGCAAGATGTCGTGATCGATTTTCTTGCCGTCGTAACATGCCAGGAAGATCTCCCACGGCATGTTCGCTGGTTTGATTCCGCGAAACCCCTTATCCTTGCCGGCCAGCTCCGGGGACCGCTGGAATGTCGCGAGCGACCGGCGCGTCAAGGGTTCGAAAAGTTCGCCTCGCCGACGAACTGGAACACCTCGATCATGTGACGATAGTCGGCGGCGAAGTGCTGGTCGAAATGCTTTTGCACGTTGCCGGGCACCTCGGTGTTGCCGAGCCGAATCTTGTCGCATTCCGTGTTGGCCATGATCTCGTAAATCAGATCTGTCGGGCGTGCGGCGTGCCCACGATCGGCGAGCGCGTTCGTGCAGAACTCCGTGAGAATGTTCGCCACGATCCCGGGGTTGGCGAAGATCTGCTCGCGCTTCTCTGGGGGCGCCGCGAAAAACATCGTGACAACGGCCTGGCCCGAATACGAAATGATGCGCGCGAGGATATCGAGCCCGACGCGTCCCGGTAGCGGTTTCGTGGTGTAGGTGCGTCCTGCGATCGTACGCGTCTGCTCGCCGCGCACACCGGTTTGTCGTTCGTCGGGCATCGTCTTCCGCCTTGGTCATCCGAGGGCCTCCGGCCCCGTTCGTCATCCGACAACGTTCGTGAGCGTGGGCGGCGACGTCGTTTCCTTGTCCTCATACATGAAAGTCCAACCGAACGTCGCTGATTCGGTACCGCGGGCATCGTCCGGTTCGGTGGCGATGAAGCACGACTTGAATACGATCTTTTCCCCGCTCGACTCGTCGTGGAGCGTGAGCGGCCCAACCTTGTCCCGGGACAAAAGGTCGGCCTTGTGCACGGCCTTGAGTGTCTGGTGCAGCTGGCTCTCCTGGTCGATCGTGATCGTCAGCGACCCGCTGCGGTCCCGGTTGAGTACACGGGTCCCCCGACCTCGTGCGCCCATCTTGAGTGACCATGACGCGGTCGCGCGCGCTTCCTGAATGAAGGTGCCCGTCGCAAGACCTTCGCGGAAATCGATCCCGAGCCAGTCGATGTTGACGAGGTCCGATGAGTATTGAAGCATGATGGAGACTCCTAGAAGCTGGCATTCACCGCGATCACAACGGTCTGGATCGAGTTCCTGTAGGTGACATTGACGATGTACGTCGCCTTGCGATCGGTCTTGTCTTGCGTGCTGATCGTCGAAAACTTCGGAATCTTGACGAGGGGAGGAGAGTCGTCGCCATTGAAGTGTCCGTACAAAACGCCGCGGTCG